GCAGCAGCAGCATCAGTTGCCACAGCGTTTGCAACAGGCGGAACTTCATTATTAGTTGGTGGCGCAGCAGCAGCTGTTGGTCTTGGTTCAGTAGCCATTGCAACAGGTGAAACTCCTAAGTTTGCAGGTGGCGCAGCATCAGGTAAAGGTGCTCCCGGACAAACAATTATCAATAACAACATTCAAGTTCAATCAGTTGATCCCGAAGGATCTGCTAGAGCTGTTGCCAAGGTCTTAAATGAAAGTGCATCAAGATCAGTTCCACAGCTTTACAACAGCGGGATTACTAGGGCTCGATAATGACAGTTTGGACACCAGACTGGAAACTGACTATTGCAGGAACTGATTATACAGACATTGCAATTTCAGATATAACTCATCAAGCAGGTCGAAACGATATTTATTCTCAACCCAATCCATCTTATTTGCAAGTTAGTTTAATTGCTTTATCAGGTCAAACCTTGCCTTTTGCCATCAATGACAGTTTAAGTTTGCAAGTCAAAAATAGTTCAGGATCTTATGTTAATTTGTTTGGTGGAGATATTACTGACATTACTGTTGAAGTTGGCGCAACTGGGTCAATAGCGACTGTGGTTAATTACACTATTTTAGCAATGGGATCTTTGGTTAAACTTGCCAAAGAAATTTACAACGGCACAATCTCACAGGATGAGGATGGCAACCAGATTTACGACTTGCTTTCAAGTGTTTTGCTTGGATCTTGGAATGATGTTCCAGCAGCTACAACTTGGGCAACTTATGATGCAACGACTACTTGGGCAAATGCCGAAAATCAAGGATTGGGCGAGATTGATCAACCTGGTCTTTACACAATGGAAAATAGAGCTGCTGAACCCGATACAATTTACAACATTGCGAGTTTTATTGCTGACAGCGCATTTGGTTATATGTATGAAGCATCGAATGGAGATATTGGCTACGCTGATGCCGACCATCGCCAAACATATCTAGCAGCCAATGGTTATGTTGATTTAGATGCTAACCATGCTTTAGGTCAAGGATTATCAACAATTACAAGATCAGCCGATATTCGCAATGATATTTATATCAATTATGGCAATAACTTTGGATCACAGAAAACAGCAACAAGTGCAGAATCCATTGCTTTATATGGCTACAAAGCCGAAAGTATCAACTCAGTTATTCATTCAGCTGCAGATGCTCAGGAAGTTGCAGATCGGTACATTGCGCAGCGAGCCTTCCCATTACCAGCATTTCAATCTATAACCTTTCCAATAACCAATCCTGAAATAGATAACAGCGATAGGGATAATCTTTTAACTATATTCATGGGTCAGCCTTTGAACATTCAAAACCTACCATTGCAAATATCAAATGGCGTTTTTGAGGGTTATGTCGAGGGTTGGTCTTGGCGTACTCGCTTCAATGAATTATTCCTGACCATAAATCTATCGCCTGTGGCATTTAGCCAGGTGGCTATGAGATGGAATACTGTTCCAATAAGTGAAACATGGCAGACAATAGATCCAACATTGACCTGGGAATACGCTACAATCGTAGCCTGATAATAGGAGAAAAATGGCAACCACTACAAATTACAGCTGGACAACACCAGACGACACCGCATTGGTCAAAGATGGTGCAGCAGCAATCCGATCACTTGGAACTGCAATTGACACCACAGTATTTAACAATGCAAGTGCAGCAATTGCTAAAACCATTGTTGATGCTAAAGGCGACATAATTGCAGCAACCGCAGCTGATACAGTTGCAAGATTAGCTGTTGGAACAAATGGACAAATTTTGCAAGCTGATAGCACTACAGCGACAGGATTAAAATGGGCAACTCCCGCTGGTGGTGGAAAAGTGTTGCAAGTTGTAATGGGGCAGTATTCAGATACTGTTAATAATTCATCAGGTAATATGGCAACAACAGGATTGTCCGCGACCATTACACCGTCAAGCACATCAAGCAAAGTTTTAATGTTTTTTACTATGAATGGAATGCAAAAGCCAACAACTAATACCGGTTCTGGTGTAAATATGGCTATAAAATACAATGGCAGTTTTTTAAATGAACCAGCAGCAGTCCAAAATTGGGCTGCCCAAAATGGTAGAACTGACAGTAATTTAGTTTGGAGAGGTTCAGCATCAATCAATTATTTACATTCTCCAGCAAGCACATCTGCATTAACTTATGAAATGTTTTTTCAAGAAAATGGTGGAGGAACTGCTGTTGCGCAAGCAGGAAATTCAGCATCAGTAGTTATTTTAATGGAAATAGGTGCATAATGAAAAATGAAGACATTGCAAAAGTCATTGACATTTTAGTTCCAAACGCTAAATTTGTTTTAATTGGCGACACTTTAGATGGTTTGGAGTGGTTAGATGAAAGACCATTTCCAACCAAACCTGAATTTGATGCAACATTAAAAAAATTACCTGCTTTAATTAAAGCCGAAACTGAAGCAAAAGAAGCAAAACGCCAATCAATTCTTGATCGTATTGGTTTAACTGCTGATGAAGCCAAATTGATTCTTGGCTAATGAAACCTTGGTTATCAAAAGCTGCCGTTCAACTTCGGGAGCAAGTTGATGATTGCTTCCCAGAGCGTTTGCGTAAATCTGATGGGTGGATTGGTGATGCTAGACATAGCGCACGAAAATCCGATCACAACCCAGATGCAACAGGATGCGTGCGAGCAATTGATATTGACGCTCGGCTTTCTGACGACAAAGGGCTTTCAGCATACTTGGCAGATCAAATTCGACAATATGGGAAAACCTCTAAGCGCATCAGTTATGTAATCCACCAAGAGAAAATTGCTTCACCATTATTGGGCTGGCGTTGGAGAAAATACAAAGGCATCAATAAACACAATCATCACATTCATATCAGCTTTAACAAAGATCAAGATAAGAATTCAGATTTCTTTAACATCCCACTACTAGGAGGCAACGCATGAAACTGACCAACAAACACAAGGCAGCAATCAAGTCATATTTAAGAGCTGTAGCTGCATCAGGCATAACTGTTATCTTGGCGATTGTTGCTGACATCAGACCAGAACTTGCCATTCTTGCCGGTGCGTTAGTTGCGCCAATTGCTAAAGCAATAGATCCAAAATCAGGGAGCGAAGTTGATTATGGAATCAATGCCAAATGACGGCAAACGATTGGGTCGCTATCGCCGTTGGCGTATGCGCCGTATCAACAAGTTTGTTGCTGGGTCTGCGCTGGGTTATTAAGTCTTACCTATCAGAACTAAAGCCAAACTCAGGTTCATCAATGAAGGATCAAATCTCAAGACTTGAACAGCGTGTCGATGACCTGTTTGTCTTAATCAGTAAGCGATAATTTTATTTATGGCGAACACACGAAAAACCAATAAACGGAAAAAGATCAATCGTCGAGTCGTTCGCCAATCTCCTGAGCCGTTATCTAAATTAGATCAGCACTATACGGCTTTACATGAATGCTATAAAGCAGCTAGAAAAGCAGGATTTACACCTGAGCACGCATTCTGGCTAATGACAGAACATAAGACTTTCCCTGATTGGATTGTAGGCGATGGTGGGATCATCCCATCCATAGATCCAACTGACGATGAGGATGACGATTAAGCGATACTTAGTAATAAGTGATTTGCAAATTCCATACCACCATGAAGCAGCTGTTAAGAATGTCATCAAGCTGGCAAGGCGTGAAAAGTTTGACAGCGTTTTATGTGTTGGCGATGAAATTGACTTTCAAACCATTTCTCGATGGGCTGAGAAAACACCTCTGGCTTATCAACAAACCCTTGATGCTGACCGCAAGGCGACTCAAGACATTCTTTGGGCTTTAACTGAAAATGCCAAGGAAGCCCATATTGTCAGATCAAACCATACAGATCGGCTTTACAACACACTTTTGAAAGTGCCGGGGCTGATTAGCCTTCCCGAGTTGCAATACGCTAAGTTTATGGATTTTGACAATCTAGGCATTACTTTCCATAAATCATTTTATGAATTTGAAAAGGGCTGGATCTTGGCTCATGGCGATGAAGGCAACACCAATCCCAATGCTGGCATAACTGCCCTTAATTTGGCTCGTAAAGCTGGTAAGAGCGTGGTTTGTGGTCATACCCATAAACTAGGCATGAGTGCCTTCTCAGAGGGCTTAGGAGGCCATTACAGACCTTTATATGGCATTGAGGTAGGAAACCTTATGAATAAGGCAAAAGCCTCTTATACGAAAGGCTTAGCCAATTGGCAGATGGGTATTGCTATCCTTGAATGGAATGGCAAAAACATGACACCAACCCTGATTCCAATCAATAAAGATGGCTCATTCACAGCTCTTGGAAAGTCATATGGGTCTTGAAACCGACTATCGGGATCGTACGATTGATGATCATATCGATCAATTTGAGGCTATTGGCGTTATCTAATCGTTATAGAACACGCCGTAGGTCAGGTAGATAAATAACTTGATTTAGGTCAAACTTTATGTATTCACAGATCGTCTGTGGATAT